ACTGAAGCAGGCACAGTTTTAGTCAATGGAGTTCATGCAGTAGGAGATACGACAATAGCATTAGATGGCTTTGCAAGTGATGGTGCTGGCAGATTTAAAGCGGGAGACTTAATTACATTTGCCTCACACTCAAAAGTTTATATGGTTATAGATGATGTCACTTCTTCGTCTAATGCCGCAACAGTAACTATTGAGCCACCTTTAATTACAGCATTAGCAGATGATAGTGTAGTAACTTATAATAATGTTCCTTTTACAGTTCATTTAACAAATGATGTTCAAGAGTTCGGATCAGTAGGATCAACAAAAGATGGAGATGTATTATATCAATTTGAATTTGATGTAGAAGAATCTCTATAATGGCTAAATATCTTATAAAACATTGGATCAATGTTGATGTGATCGCAGAAAAAGTAGTTGATGAATCTGAAATAGAAGATTTTAAAACAAACGATTTAGGTAAAAATAAAATACCTGATGGCACATTTAGTTTTGTTATGATAAAAGATAGCGAGAAACTAAATAGAACAACATACGAAATTTATGACGAGAAGCTTAACGACGGCAGTAAAAACCCAGCTAGCGACAAATGAGATAAGACCATTTCATTTATTGACAATAGGATTTTCTACGCCTGTAAATTTAACTGATAATAGTTTTAGTCTTACTTCATCAATATCAGGATCAAGTACAACATATACAGCTTCTCCTTTTTTAGTATCTATACCTAGCTTTGAAGAACAAACAGATATTACAAAAACAAGTTTAAGTATTACTCTATCAGGTGCAGATCAAACATTTATATCTACTGCATTAAATGAAAATATAGTCAATGATAGCGTAGTTATTTTTAGAGGACTGCTAGATTCTAATAATTCTATTATTGCGGATCCCTTATTATTATATCAAGGAACAATTGATACTTTTCAAATAAATGAGTCAGAAAATGAATCAGCTTTAAATATTACAGTAGTATCTCATTGGGCAGATTTTGAAAAAAAATCAGGTAGAAAAACAAATAATTCATCTCAACAAAGATTCTTTAGTACAGATGTAGGAATGGATTTTTCAAGTCAAACTGTATTAGATATTAAATGGGGTAGAAAATAATGCAAGATATTATAAATTTTTATAAATCGTTTGATAGATATAGTTGTTTTACAAATGAAATATTATTTGAAGAAAATAAAGATATTATAAAATATAACCAATATAAAGTTTTTAGAGATGATAAAGGTATATATGGATATGTAAGTTGGACATTTTTAAATCAAGAAAATCTTAATTATTTTTTGCAAACAGGCATAGTAGAAGAATATAATTCAGGTAATATATTTGTTCATTTAGATTTTTTAGCTAAAAGAAATATTAAAGAAATATATAAATGGTCATTAAAGAATATAACTAAATACATTGGTGTTAACAAAAACACTCAATGGTTAAGATTAAATAAAGATAATGGTGTAAGAAATATTGTAAGAAAAACAGTAAAGGAATCTTGGAATGGGTAAAGCATTTAAAGCAGTTACAAAACCATTAAAAAAAGTATTTAAAGTTGCTAGAATATTAAAATTTTTAAAAGGTATTAATCCTTGGGTAGCTTTAGGTATATTTGCAGTTGGTTGGCTTTTTATGAGATCAAGAAAACCTGATACTCCTGATTATGGATCAACTGATTTTGATATTACAGAAAAAGGTATATTAGTTAATAAACAATCTAATAACGCATCTATTCCTGTTTTATATGGAGAAAGATTATTAGGCGGTACAAGAGTTTTTATAGAAACATCAGGAACAGACAATACTTATCTATATGTTGCTTTAGTCTTATGTGAGGGAGAAATAAACTCAATAGAAGAAATAAGAGTAGATGATAAAGTAGTTACATTTGATGGAGCATTGTCAGATAATGTTCAAAGAAATGTAGCTAGTTCTGATTCTAATTTTTTTAAAGCTGATCCTAATGTTGAGGGATCATCAGCAGAAAGTACAATATTAATTGAGCCACATTTTGGAACAGATGGACAATCAGCATCTAGTTTATTATCAACTTTATCTTCATGGGGGTCGAATCACAAGTTGTCTGGAATTTGTTATTTAGCTATTAGGTTTAAATGGAATCAAGATGTATTTGGTGGGATCCCTACTGTTCAAGCTAAAGTAAAAGGTAAAAAAATAATTACATTAGCATCTAATCTATCAGAACAAACTGCATCTTTTTCTACTAATCCAGCTTTTTGTTTATTAGATTATTTAAGAAATGAAAGATATGGAAAAGGTTTAGCAACATCAAGTTTAGATTTACAAAGTTTTTATGATGCATCACAAGTTTGTGAAACACAAGTAACTCCTTTTTCAGGTGCTAGTGATATAAATATATTTGATTGTAATGCAGTTATAGATACATCAAAAAAGGTTATTGATAATGTAAGAGAATTAGTCAAAGGTATGAGAGGGTATCTTCCTTTTGTTCAAGGTAAATATAGATTAGTTATAGAAACAACAGGCAGTGCATCTGTATCATTGACAGAAGATGATATTATAGGTGGATTCTCTTTAGCTAGTCCTAGTAAAAATTCTAAATATAACAGGGTGATTGTTTCATATGTTAATCCTGAAAGAAATTATCAGGTTGACGAGGTACAGTACCCAGCTATAGACGACAGTGGTTATTCAACAGCAGATAAACATGCAACAATGAAAACAGCTGATGGAGGATTCTTATTAGAGGGTAGGTTTGATTTTAGAACACTTACTTCAACTTATCAGGCAGAGGAGATGGCAGAAATTATATTGCGTAGATCAAGGGAAGCATTAGGTTTAAATATAAATTGTGGATTTAAAGCATACGAATTACATATAGGAGATATTGTAAATGTAACTCTATCTAGTTTGGGTTTTACTTCAAAAGCATTTAGAGTTATTTCTATGAATTTTAATGAGGATTATTCAATCACTTTAGGTTTAATTGAGCATCAAGATTCTCACTATACTTGGGCAACTAAAGGTCAAGTATCAAGCACACCATCAACAAACTTACCTAATCCATTTACTGTTCAGCCACCAGCTAGTATAACTTTATCAGATCAACTTATTGAATATAACGATGGAACTGTTATTGTTGCATTAGATGTTGCTATAACTGCAAGTCCTGATTCTTTTATAGATTTTTATCAAGTAGAATATAAATTAAGTACAGATTCTGATTTTATTATTTATGCACAAGGTTCAGGATTAAATCATAGAGTATTGAATGTAATAGATCAATCTACTTATGATGTGCGTGTAAAAGCAGTTAATACATTAGGAGTCTCATCAACTTATGTTTCAGCACAAAGAACTATTGTAGGTGCTATTGAACCACCTAGTGATGTAACAGATTTTTCTTGTAATATTTTAGGACAAGAAGCACATTTAGGTTGGGAACAAATTAGTGATCTTGATCTAGCTTTTTATAATTTAAGATTTAGTGAAAAAACAGATGGTACTGCTGATTGGCAAAACTCGGTCGCATTAGTTGAAAAAGTATCAAGACCAGCGACATCAATATCTGTACCAGCTAGAGCTGGAACTTATCTTATCAAGGCAGTAGATAAATTAGGTAATTTTAGCTCTAATGCAACAGCAATAATTTCAAATGTTACAAGTGCTACTAATTTTAATAATATAACAACACAATCAGAACACCCTTCGTTTGCTGGAACAAATACAAATACAGTTATTACTGATGATGCCATTGAGCTAGATTCTTCAGAATTATTTGATGCGGCAAGTGGAGACTTTGATGATGAAACAACTAGATTTTTTGATTCAGGTGTTGCTAATGCTGACTTTCTATCAAGTGGTAATTACGAATTTGCAGATGTTATTGATATAGGTGCAAAACATACTGCTAGAATAACTGCAAGTTTAACTCAAACATCAGATAACCCTGACGATTTATTTGATAATAGATCAGGAAACTTTGATTCAGCTTCTTCAAATTTTGATGGAGATGTCGCCGCTAATTGTAATGCACATATTGAAATTGCAACTTCAGATGATAATTCAACATTTACTGATTTTAGAACATTTGTCATTGGAGAATATACTGCTAGATATTTTAAATTTAGAGTAGTATTAATTTCCAGAGATAATGCTTCGACACCTGTGGTATCAGCAGTAACAGTCACAGTAGATATGCAAGATAGAATATTTAGTGGAAATGATATAGTATCTGGTGCTGGAACGAAAACAGTAACATTTACAAATCCATTTAAAACTGTTAATTATGCAGTAGGCATTACAGGAGAAAATATGGCAACAGGCGATTTCTTTTTAGTAGAAAGTAAAACTATTAATGGATTTAATGTAACATTTAAAAATTCAGGTGGATCAGCTGTATCAAGAACATTCGATTTTATTGCAAAAGGATTTTAAAAGGAGTATAAGAAATTATGGCACAACATGATATGAATATTGCAAATCAATCTTTCCCTAGTTTTAGGACTGATTTGAATAATGCACTTTCTGCATTAAATACTATGCATTCTGGTACATCAAGACCAAGTGGAGCGGCTATTGGTACTCTTTGGCTAGATACAACTAATTCAGGCTCAAATAGTTTAGAAATAAAATTTTTTGATGGATCAGACGATATATCCTTTGCTACTGTTAACACATCTGCAAATACTATAAACTTTATAGATAGCACAGTCTCATTTGATATTGTCAGTGATACCTCACCACAATTAGGTGGAGATTTAGATACTAATTCAAATAACATTAAAATAGACGATGCTCATTTTATTGCAGACGATGATGGAAATGAACAAATAATATTTCAAAAAACAGGCTCAGCAGTAAATGAATTAGAAGTTACAAATGCGGCAACAGGTAATCCACCTATTCTTGGAGCAAGCGGAGAAACAAATGTTAGTCTGCATTTAAAACCAAAAGGATCAGGAGAAGTTGTTATAGGAACTGGTTCAGCTTCAGCAACTTTAACAACAAGTGGAACACACGATTTAGTTTTAGACACAAATAGTGGAACAAACTCAGGGAACATTACAATAACAGATGGAGCAAATGGCAATATAGATTTTACAACAAATGGTACAGGAGCAATCAAATTTAACGATCTAGCCTACATACCACAACAAGCATTGACATCATCATCAAATGCAGTTGCATGGGATACACAGGCAAAGCCAAACGCATATCATCTAACAACAGAAAACACTACTTTTGGTGTACCAACTAATCCTGTTGAGGGTGCTTTTATATCATTAGAAATTAATTATGATGGTTCACACACAATAGCATTTAATACAGTATTTGAATTTGCCGCATCAACTGCACCAACATTTACTTCAACAGATGGTAAAACTGATATATTAGTTTTTAGATACAATGGTACTGTATGGCAAGAAGTAGGTAGAACATTAAATTTAAGTGAGAGTTAAAATATGTATGCAATAGTTGAAGATAATAATATAATAGAATACATTAATTTTTCTAAATCTGTTGTTATTAATGATGTAAGATACCCAGCTAAAATTTTTGAGTTATGGTCACAATCAGAAAAAGAAGCTATTGGTATTTATGAAGTTATAACAGACTCAACAAATAAAAAAGATGAAGAATATTACATAAATACAAATCCATCTTATTCATTTACAGATGGTCAAGTCACAGAATCTTGGGGAACTGCAACTCCAAAACAAATAGAAGATATAAATGCAACAGACGAAAATGGTGTTGAATTAGACCCTGTTGTAGTTATTAAAGGTTTAAAATCACAAAAAAAAGATATTGTAAAACAACAAGCATCAAATTTATTAGAAAAAACAGATTGGCATAATCATAAAGCATTAGATGATGAAACATACACAATACCTGATAATGTAAAAACTTATAGAGCAAATGTAAGAGCAAAATCAAATGAAATGGAAACTCAAATAGATGCTTGTACTACTGTTGATGAATTAAAAACACTTTATGAATATGTAAATACAGGAACAGAAGAAAACCCTGTTTATGAAAGACCACTAGCAGAATTTCCAAAGGAGCTTTAAATGCCTTTAATACTTGGAACTAACTCCATAAAAGATTCAACATTTTCAGTAGCTAATTCATGTAGATTTAATGATGATGATAGTCCATCAATGACTAAAGCATCAACAACAGTTACTAATGATAAAAAATTTACTATTTCAGCTTGGTGTAAAAGATGTAATATGGGTGATGGCTCAGGTAATGAGTTTGGTATTTTTGGACATAGATCAAACAGTAATAATGGAAATAGCAATTTACAATTTGGTTTTTATCAAGATCATATTTATTGTGCCTTTGTAAGTAATAATGGGTCAGATGTTCATATAAATAAAGTTTCAGATGCTCTTTATCAAGACCCTACTGCTTGGTATCACGTCATGTTAGCAGTAGATACAACACAAGGTACTGCCGCAAATAGAAATAGAATTTATGTAAATGGCACAGAAGTCACATCATTTAGCACAGATACAAATGCACCAAGCGACAGAACATTTTTAAATAATGCCTGTAATATAGATGTTGGTAGATACACAAACACAGGTGGAAGTCATTTTGAGTTTGATGGTTATTTAGCAGAAGTAGTTTATATTGATGGTTCACAATTAACACCAACTTCATTTGGAGAATTCAATGAAGATTCTCCAACAATTTGGCAACCAAAAGATGTATCAGGTTTGACTTTTGGTAATAATGGTTTTTATTTAGATTTTGAAGATAGTAGTAATCTTGGTAATGACGCAAATGGTGGAACTGATTTAACAGAATCTAATTTAGCGGCAACAGACCAGACGACAGACACTTGTACAAATAATTTTGCAACATTAAACTCAATAGTAAATTATAATAGTGGAGTTTTTACAGAGGGTAATCTTGCTATTACTTTTGGAGACGATACTATTGCAACAATAGGTCTTACAAGAGGTCGATGGTATTGGGAAGCACAAAGAACTAACTCAACAAATGAGGCACACTTTGGAATAGGTGTATCAAATGGTTTTTATTCAGCAACATCTGTCGTATCAGATGGAGATAGACTTTATGTTAGAGGTGGTTCGAGCAATTTTAATACTGCATCTAATTTAAGTATTTTAACCTTTGGAAGTAATAGTGGAACACCTGCAAGTTTTGCAAGTGGAGATGTACTGGGATTTTATTTAGATTTAGAAAGTTCAACAAAAAATATTATTATTAAAAAAAATGATGGTGCTACACCTCTTGTTAATGTTGATTTAACTTATTCAGGAGAAGAACCTATATTTCCATATTGCAGAATGAACTCAGGTTGTGCATCAAGTTGGAACTTCGGTAATCCAATAGGTTCTTTATCTTCTGCAAATGCAGATGCAAATGGATTTGGTTCTTTTGAATTTAGTCCAACATTAAGTGGTGTTAATTATTTTGCCATTTGTACTAAAAACCTTGCGGAGCATGGATAATGGCTTATACAACTGTAAATAATCCTGAACTTTATTTCCAAAGCCAAATCTGGACTGGGAATGAAACTGCAAGATCAATAACATTTGATGGTTCAGAAAATATGTCTCCTAATTTTGTTTGGATAAAAATAAGAAATCAATCATTTTCAAGCAGAATGTTCGATAGTGTAAGAGGCACAGGTAAGTTTTTATATTCAGATACTAATGAGCCAGAGGGTACAAATTCAGCAACTCTAACATCTTTTGACTCAGATGGTTTTTCTTTAGGAAATGACACTGGTGTTAATAAAAATAGTGATACCTTTGTATCTTGGAGTTGGAAAGCTGGAACGTCTTTCAGTAATGACGCAAGTGCTACAAGTGTTGGAACTATTGACAGTACAGGCTCTATATCAACTATTTCAGGTTTTGGTGTTATATCATATACAGGAACTGGAAGTGCAGGTACAATAGCACATGGTATTAGCACTTCTGCACCATCAATGGTTATGACTAAAAATAGAGAAGATACTTCATCTTGGAATATTTATGTGAGAAGATTAGGTGGTGGTGGTGCTTTATTTTTAAATGATGATGCTTCTTTTGATAGTGATAGCACTTATTTTAACAATGGGACTGCATCAACAACTACATTTCCAGTAGGAACTGCAAATACTTCAAATGGCAGTTCAGATGATATGATAGCTTACGTTTTTTCAAATATTCAAGGCTATCAAAAAGTAGGGACGTATAAGGGTAATGGAAGTGCAACTGACGGAACTTATGTTCATCTCGGTTTTAGACCAGCATTTTTTTTGGTAAAGGGTTCTTCTGGTACTAATTCACAATTTACTGGTTGGTTTTTATATGATAATAAAAGAAGTCCATTTAATAAAACAAATAAAATACTTCGTGCTGATACAAATGATGTCGAGGGTACATCTGCCGCAATAAATTTTTTATCACAAGGAATAAAAATGAAACAAGGCTCAGATGCTATGAATGACGTTAACATTACTTATACTTATTATGCAGTAGCAGAATCTCCATTTGTAAATGAAAATGGAGTACCTAACAACGCAAGATAGGAGTTATAATGCAACTTTCTAAACACTTTACATTAGAGGAGATGGAAAAATCTCAAACAGCGACACGTAAAGGCATAAAAAATAAAGCTGGGTCAGGAGAGATTAAAAACTTAGGCGATCTTTGTTATGAAGTATTAGAGCCTGTGCGTGCGAAGTTTGATCGTCCTGTTACGATTACTAGCGGATACAGGAGTCCTGAATTATCAGAAGCTATTGGCAGTAAAGCTACATCACAGCACTGCTTGGGGGAAGCAGTTGATTTCGAAATAGCTGGAGTTTCTAATCTTCAAGTAGCTCTATGGCTTACTAATAATGTTAACTTTGATCAATGTATATTAGAATTTTGGACAGGCGAAGCTAGTTCAGGGTGGATTCATGTATCATATAAAGATGGATCAAATAGAAAACAAGTATTAACATATGATGGCAAATCATATACTAATGGATTACCTGATGCTAAATGGTCAGGTGGTAAAATGCAAAACTAGGAGATAATATGCTTACTAAAAAACAAAAGAAACTACCAATGGCTTTACAGAAAGCTATAATGAAAAAAATGAAAAAGACTAAAAAAAAGAAAGCGAGAAAATAATATGGCTTATGGATATAGTATGAAACCAAAGAAAAAAAAGAAAAAGAAAAAAAAGAAGAAGAAATAAATGGTTAAAGTAGCATCTATAAAAGGTATCATTAAAGGATTAAAACCTGGTCAACAAAAGACCATGCGTAAACACGCTCGACATCATAGTCTTAAACATATGCGATCAATGGCATTATCAATGAAAAAAGGTGCTACTTTTCAAACTGCACACACTAGAGCAATGAGGAGTGTTGGCAAATGAAAAGACGAAGAGTTGCTAGAGATAAAAAAACTAAAGTGCCAAAAAAATATCTTACTGGTTTATCTCGATCTCAAAAAGATAAAAGAGCTAAACTATTAAAACGAATGGCAAAATTATATAAATCAGGTGCTACAATACCTAGATCAATGTTTAAAGCGAGAGTAAGATAATGGCAAGACGACGACCTCTATCATCAAGTGTTTTAACTACATTAAGAAATAAAGCAAAGAAAAGAAAAAATATTACATTAGGTCAATTAAGAAAAGTTTATAGACGAGGTCAAGGTGCATGGCTATCAGGTGGATCAAGACCAAGAATACCTATGTCAGCTTGGGCAATGGCAAGAGTTAACAGTTTCTTGCGAGGAAGTAGAAAACATGATACTGATCTACGAAGAAAGCGAAGAAAGTAATAATGAAAACTAGCAAAGAAAAATTTGTAGAACTTGATGGTAAAATTAAATTAGTAAATCAAAAATTGGATTTAGTAATTAAAAACCATCTTCACCATATGAAACAAGATATTGACCGAATCTTGTATGGACTAGGTGTTGTCGGACTTCTAGTTTTAGGTCAACTCCTTTACATTCTCACCAATTAGTTGTAAAAGCGTTATATGCGCTATAACCGAATCCTAGTCATCAGCGATATGCACTTGCCCTATCAACATAAAGATAGCATATTATTTCTTAAAGAAATTAAAAAAGAATTTAAACCTGACTTCGTTGTAAACATTGGCGACTTATTAGACTTCCATGCTATTAGCATGCACTCACACGATCCCGATTTATATTCAGCTGGTATGGAACTAGATAAAGCAAAAGAATATATAAAAGAACTAGAATCTATATATCCTGAAGTTACAGAAGTAGATTCAAATCATTCTAGTTTAGTTTATAGAAGAGCATTAAAATATGGAATGTCAAAACAATTTCTAAAACCTTATGGAGATTTTTTAGGTACTAGAAAATGGAAATGGATTGATGATTTAACTCTTACAATGTCTAATGGTCAAAGATGTTTTTTTACACATGGAAGAAGTGCAGATGTTCTTAAAGTTTCTCAAACTATGGGTATGTCAGCAGTTCAAGGACATTATCATACAAAATTTTTAATAAGCTATTGGGCAAATCCTGATAATCTATTTTTTGCAATGAATGTAGGTTGTTTAATTAATCAGAAGTCAATGGCTTTCAACTATGCCAAGAATTTTAAAACAAGATTTATTTTAGGTTGTGGAATTATAATAGATGGTATACCAAAGCTATTACCTATGGTCTTGAATAATAAAGGAGATTGGATTAATAAGATAGTATGAGCAAGTCTAATAAGCTTAAAAACACCCTTTTAAAGAGCCATACAGCCCCTTTAAACAGCGATTCTGCATTTTCTGAACAAGTTGCTGGTAATCACTATAAGAAGCTAAAAATTCAACCTTTGGACTATTCTATGGCTAATGATTTCAATGCTTGTCAAACCCATGCTTTAAAATATATAACTAGATATAATCTGAAATGGAAAGATAAGAAAGATCAGATTAAAGATTTAGAAAAAGCAAAACATGTTATTGATATGTTAATAGAAAAAATTCAGGAGAAGTAATTATGTGGTTGAATTTATTATCGTTAGGTATAAAGACAGGAGCAAAGCTCTATCAAAATAAACAGAGAACAAAAGAATTAATGTCTGATGCTCAAATGCACCATGCAGAGCAGATGGCGAAAGGCGAAATTGAATATAAAGCAAAAGTTATTGAAAGTAATGACAATGGATTTAAAGATGAGTTTGTCCTTATTCTCGTATCTATTCCTATTCTTTTATTGGGTTGGTCTGTTTTTTCTGACGATCCTACGATTCGTGATAGGATAGATTTATTTTTTGAGTATTTTAAGAATCTTCCATATTGGTATCAAGCAATTTTTATTGGCGTAGTTTCAGCAATTTATGGACTTAAAGGTGCTGACATCATGCGTAAGAAGTAGTAATCAATTTTAAATAATGCTATATCTATCTTATGATAGATGCAGTAATTACAGATTTAGAATTAGAGATAGAACAACCTCATTCGATCTATGGACATTTTGTATCTTTTACTTTTATAGATACAACGCCATCATTTCCTAAAGTTAATGATATGCTTAAACAAGTTATTGAAAGAGATGATGTAAGTTTAGTAAATTATAATTGGACTACTAGACCAATAACTAAAGATACAGATTTGTCTTATTATGAAATAGTAAAACATTAAGGGCGATTTCTCGCCCCTAATTAGATTAGTTTCTAGTTAACTTATCTGTTGCTAATTGATTAATGGATTCTTGTTTAAGATTCTCACAATAAGAATGTCCATTTTTTGCTTCAATCTTTTTAAGAAGATAATACGCTTTTCTTTTTCTATATTCAGCTCTTACCTTAATATATCTTTCATCTGACCGAACTTTCAATTTAGCTTGACTCACAGATAATTTTTCATTTTCTATTTTTTCATTATGTAGAAAATCAAAGAGTTCATCAACTTGATCTTTTACTTCATCATATTCTCTTTCTGCTTTTGCAAAATTTTTATCTAATGTATTAAGATAAACGAGAATCATTTCTGAATTAAAGACTTTAGGTCTTAACTCTATGTATTTATCTAATGAATCATCACTCATTAATCGCCTAATTGATTTTCAAGTTCTTCAGGATCAAAATCAGTAGCTGGTCTTTGTGACCATTCCTGTTCTGATTGAGGAAGTTGATCGTCCATATCATTATTTTGTTGATAGGATTGTTTAGGTTGATTGAAAGATGGATTCTGCTTTCGCTTATCATAATAAGGAAATAGCTTCCAACCTTTAGTTCTGTTATCAAAAAAACCTTTCAAAACTAAATTTTGATTGTTTAAGATAACCTTTAAGATAACACCATCTTTTTTAGTTGATGTTATTTCTGCTGTTCCACCATTACTATCAGAACTATTATTATTATTATAACTTCGTTTCTGATATTGGTTATTGTACTGTGTCTTATATTGTGACATCAGATTCTCCTATTGTTAGTATTCAATACTTTGCATTTGTTCCATTAAATATTTTGCTCCAATGAAAGCACTGAACAGTTTTTTATTTAAAGGAATTTCCTTAATCTCTATTTCACTATCTTTTTTAGGTAATCTCACTATAAAAGATTTAGAAATTTTAGATTTAGTTTCTTCCTCATATGCGAATCTATAAGCATTTAACTGCAAATAATAGTCAAATGTTATATGATTACTTGTTTTAATATCAATCAAAACAAGATTTCCTTTCTTGTCTTTTACAACAAGATCAAGAGTCCCAGCGTAGTTATATTTCTTACAATAGATTTTTTTCTCTATTTCTACTACCTCGAACTTTTGTTTATTCCACCAATCTAAAAATAGATTCCAACAATTTACTACTGCTGGATCAGATTGTTTAGGAATTGGCTTTTCTTTTAGATAGTCCTCAACTAATCCATGAACAACACTACCTACTAAAGCACCCTCATCTTTAAAAGTATCAGGTTTCTTTTTAGCAGTAGCAAATATTCTTTCTAGTTTTGCTCTATCTAATTCTTCTCCCATATCTAATTTTTCATTAATTAATCTTTTAACCTCATTTAAAGGTGTAGCGACTAACCAATTAATTAGCTGGGGTTTAGGTACTCCTCTTTGACAAATTCCTGTCACAGATTCAACCTTTTCATCATTAACATAATACATATGCTTATCGTCATTATAGCTTAATATTATATTATTTTTTAGTGGGTACTTTTTCCACATTTTTCCTCCTAGTTAAGTATAGAGTGTCCTCTATTTTTTAAGCATTGTCTATATAAATGTTCGTGTTTTGTATCAGCTGTTGGCGATTCAATCCAAAAAACAATATTACCTATAAAAGATGTATTGTTATCTGCTAATGTTTTACAATGTTGCAAATCATTAGTTATTTCATCTGATTTAGATTTATCAAAAGTACCACTTCGACCAGCTGTATCAACGATAGGTTTATACGCACAATTTGTTACGAATATTAGTAAAAATATCCACCTCATTCTGTTTCCTCCTTTCCTCTTTTAGTTTGATTTTATATTCCCTTGTAGTGTTTGCTTCGATTTTAGGCATAAAAGAATAAACCTCATCAAAGTATGGATTAGTATCTCCGAATGACCATCTTTTTCGTTTAGATACTTTTGTTATTAAGTTTAATCGCTTTTCTTTTATTTTATCGCTCTGACTCATAGTATTATAGCTCCCATTACAAAACCTAGTACAAAAGCAATTATTGATATAACAATCTCTGTTCTATAATAAAGACTCTTTGTAGCTAGGTCTTGTTTCCATTTTTTATTATTGATAAAGAATTTATTAAATATTATCATCTTTCTACTTCAATAAATTCTACTGTTAATTTAACCTTATGATCAAAATGCTCTATTGATTCACTATAACTTTCTAATAAAGGTATTAATTTTTTTAGAGTAATACCTGAAGAATTAAAGTGATGTTCAACTTCTAGCTTTTTTGATTTCTTGCCATCTTGATAAGGTTTGTTAAGTGTTACTATATCTGCTTCATCTAAATAAAATGTCATACAACTCCTTTAGATTTAAAATTACAATTTAGGAAATCTGTAATCTCATAATTTTGTCTATATATGAAATTGATTGTAGTATTTCCCTCTCTTTGTATTGCAGTCACTATCTTATTCTTTTCAGATTGATATAATTCAGGGGTTGCTTCTGAATATTGATCTAAAAATTGAGATAGATTATCTGATTCAGAATCTCCATTAAATATTTTGATTCTGCCATTTAGATAAAATGTAGTAGTTACTTTTTTCATTATTTTTGCTCCTTTCTAAGTTTTTCATCTAACTTTTCATCATCTATAAAATTTTGTGCTTCTTCTATAGAATCAGCTGTCGCTATATATTCTTTATTAAAATAGATTGTGACTCCATCAGAAAATGGAGTCTCCTCTATATCATATCCTCTATAAATCATTATTTGTCCTCCGATTTAAGTTGTATTTGTGATTGATGAAAAACAGGGTAGCTTCTAAATTCAGAATCATTTCCTAAATCTTGTA